TAAACTAACCGATATGTTTATGGTTGCAAAGTCTCTATGGTCGTTGGTCTATGACGACGTTCAAATCAGTATTGTAAAAAATAGAGATTTCTTAAAAGCGGGTTGGGGTTACTTTTATTTAAATTACAAAGACGAACTTTACGTTTACGAATACAATATCAATAGAATTGACGAGAGTGCGGTTGAGAATAAATGCTACGTTAGGAACATATACCAGGGACCTCAAAGATTGATTGAGAGTATCATAGTTGAGTTTGGTAAATTTGGTCCAAACGGTGATATACAAAACGAAGAAATGGGTTTACAATTTCCTTTATTTCATGTAGAATGTTCTCAGGAATACCCATTAGAAGGTGCTTTATTATCTTTGGCTAGAAGAAAGATAATGAGTTTTATATTCCAATCAGTAAAAATTCAAAAAATACAAGAGTAATATGGAAAACACAGTAACGTTAGACCCCCAAGAAATCCTTAAGATGGTAAAAGAAACTCCCAACGACATTGAGTTGGGTGGAAAAATCAGAGCCTATATCTATGCAGTCGAAGAAACCCGATAACATAGTCTACGACGAAAAGACTCAAAAATACAACGCTTCGATTTTACCTTACGCAACCAGTGTCTCAGGACCAGTCATCAAATTAGATGATGTGGGTGCGTTTAAGGAGAGAGGTGTTAACAGAGTTCAGAAAACGTTCAATGCAAAATACAAAGAACTGGTTGACGAATACAATCATCTGATTGATGAGGTCGAGTTGAATAATATGATTTACAACTCAAAGTATTCGTTTGAGCCGGTGATTGGTGAAATTTATCATTTATATGTTGGTAATGATGAGAAATATTTCTTATCTTTGGTGGCACCACATGAGTGGAACAGGAAACATATAGCATCAGTAAGACTTAATTCAGAACACAAATGGGTTTCAACAAACGATTTATAACTAAGGATTTAATTTTATCAACACCTAACGAATTTTTGCACGATTTATTCAATGTCGATGGCTTGATTATGGACAACTGGTCATCTAACTTTATTGATGAGTTCTACCAAGGACTCGATAAAGAAGAAATTATTCAAAAATTAGATGTTAATAAAGAATCTTAACGATTACATTGACAATCCTCGTGGGGTTATTCATGTTGGGGCTTACGAAGCTGAAGAACGTAAGTGGTATTATGAAAATGGGTTTGAACCTGTTTACTATATCGAAGCTAACCCTCAAAAATTCAAAATAATTCAGGACAATATTCGTATTTACGAAAACCAGTATTTCATTCATCAGGCAATCTCTGATTTGGATGGTGAGATGGACTTTTATGTGTCATCCAATGGTCAATCATCATCATTACTATTCCCAAACAACAGACCTGAACTGTATGACAATCAATCACATACCATCAGTGATGTTATTAAGGTAAAGACACGACCTCTCAAAGACGTTATAGATTTATTTGGTATTGATATGAGAGAGATTAACTTTTTGAGTATTGATACTGAGGGTAGTGAATTGTCCATTCTAAAATCATTGAAGGGTATGATTATTAAGTTTGAGTATATTGTATGTGAATACCATACTCATGAAAACTACATTGGATGTCCAATGGTGGAGGATTTAATATTATACGTTAAGCAATTTGGATTTGAGGAAGTCACTCGAGCAGACTCAGGTGAAGAGTGGGGTGATATTTTATTTAAAAGAAAATAGATTATGGCGGAATATCAATATGTTGGAGTATTAAAGGAGAAACAAGAAGTTAACCTAACGGATAAAACTGTTTCGGTCATCTTAGCAGGTGGACTGGGTAACATTATGTTCCAAATGGCAACAGTCCTTTCATATTGTAAAGATAAAGGTTTGGACCCACTGTTGGGGTATTGGACCAGTCATCAGACGGAGAGTTCACGTTGGTCTAAAAGACTAAATAGATATGCTCGTAACCACCACTTTGAACCATGGGGGGGACATCCAATGAAGGAGAAGGCAATATCTATGGACGACATCTTTCCAAAGTTGCCGTGGTTTAATAGTAGACCGAATGCTTTTGATTGGTGGTTCTATCAGGACACGGCATATGATTGGGACACTGGTAAAGGTGGTGTGTTCTATGATTTAGATGAGGTGATGAATACTCCGTTCTTAATGCAAGGATATTTCTTCAACTATCAATACTGGCACCACAATAGAGAATATCTTTTAGATATGTTCAGTTTAAATGAGGAATATTCCAAATGGTTGGATTTCCATTTCAAACCATACTTTGATAGTGATACCATCTCATTACATTTACGAATGGGTAGTGACCATGACTTTATGCAACCTGATACGGTTCCACCTGGTTGGGTACAAAAAAAGTTGGAAGACTTAATTGAGGAAGATACTCGAGTGTTGGTATTCTCAGACAACTTAGGACGTGCAAGAAAGATGATTGAGTCTTTTGATATGCCTGTGTGGAGGTTCATTTATATTGACGAAGATGCATATGTTTGTATGGAGTTGATGTCTCGTTGTAACAAACATATTTTATCTAATTCCACTTTATCTTTTTGGGGTGCATATCTTGATAAAGTGGAAAATAATCCCCATACTTATTTACATAAATCATTCTTAAAGAATCACCCGAAGGAGATGATTCCTTATGAAAACTGGAAAATTGAAGATTATGAAGACGATTAAAAAAGGAAACGAAATCCGTAGAGTTGAAGACACTCAAGCAGAGAACATGGTTCGCATGGGTGGATGGGAATACTGTGGAAAAGAAGAGTGGAAGAAGACTCGTAAGACTAAGACTGTAAAAAATCAAACTTCAGATTTGGAGGTTGATGAAATTAGTGGTAACTTGTCGGACAAGAAAAAGAGAAAACTTAGAAAAGAAAATAAAAGAAAAAAGTATGAATCAAAGTAAGGAAACTACTCGTCTGTTGGAAGGTAAATTACGTTTACCCATTCACATCAACTACATTTCACAATACATTCTTAAACTACCTATTAGGGAAACTCGTGAGGTGTTAAATAAGATGATTGAGGAAGGTAAGATAGTTGAAAGTAGATACTCTTCGGGCTACTATGTTTTAAAATCACAAGAGTAAGATGCGTAAAGAGATGGTTAATCACCCTGACCATTATGGTGGTCAGGAAAACCCTTATGAGGTTGTTAAGATTGCTGAGGCGACAGGTTTGGATAAGGATGCGTACCTATTCAATGTTCTTAAGTATATTGTTAGGAGTGGGAAGAAAGATGATAACCCACCAGTTCAGGATTTGAAAAAGGCGTTATGGTATTTGGACCGTCGCATTAAAACGTTGGACGAATGATGGCTTTTTTATTAAAGTATCTTCTTATCGGGGCAATAGTTGGTTTGATATTGGAGACGTTGGTTGATAAGGTATCGAACGACAGGTTTACAGGAGGAGAAAGATTATACATCATATTATTGTGGCCCTTATCACTTATGGTATTTTTATATGGGTTTTTTAATAAAGGAGAATGAAAGAAATGAAAGATATTATTGGGGACATTCACTGTTCAGAGTCAGTGAAGTTTATGAATGAAATGCCGGAGAAGTCGGTTGACTTGATTGTTACCTCACCTCCTTATGGTGTGGGTATCGATTATGACAATTGGGACGATGATAAATACTTTGACGAGTATATGAGATTTACTCGTGAGTGGCTCAGTGCTACTTATAGAGTGTTGAGGGACGATGGTCGTATTGCGGTAAACATTCCTTATGAGATTAACCGTCAGAAGAAAGGTGGGAGAATATATTTCTCATCAGAAATTTGGCAGGTGATGAAGCAACTGGGTTTTGGGTTCTTTGGAATCGTAGATTTGGAGGAGAGTTCACCACATAGAAGTAAGACAACTGCGTGGGGAAGTTGGATGAGTCCATCGGCACCATACATCTACAATCCAAAGGAATGTGTTATCTTAGCGTATAAGAACGTTTCTAAGAAGCAGGTTAAGGGAACACCTCAATGGAAAGGTGAGTATGAAATGGTTCCCAACGAAAAGATTGAAGGTGAGTTCAGAAAGAAGTTGGTCTATGATGAGAAGGATAAAAAAGACTTTATGTCATTGGTATTCGGTCAATGGAATTATTTTGCCGATACACAACAAAAGACCAAAGCAACATTCTCATTGGATATTCCATACAGAGCCATCAAAATCTTATCCTACAAAGAGGACCTGGTATTTGACCCATTCAACGGTTCGGGAACTACCTGTTTAGCTGCTGAGATGTTGGGAAGACCGTGGATTGGATGTGACATTTCATCTAATTACGTTAAGGTTGCTAAAGAAAGGATTAAAGAATATAAGTTAAACCAACAACAACTTGAGATTGTAGTTGACGAAACCTCTTCATAAGAAGGGGTTTTTTCTTTATCAGTATATTTATGGATAAACCTTTTTATTATGAAGCCATATAGAATTGATGAAAGTGAAAAACAAAGAATTTTAGGAATGCACGTTAGTGCGACCAAAAATCAATATTTAACAGAACAAAATAGTAGTAAGTCCATGAAAGGTTCTCTTGTTGATATTGCAAAAAGAGAAAATTTAGTACCCAAAGATTTTACTAAAGAGAATGAATATCTTATGGACCCAGAACATAAGTGGGTTATTATGAGAGCATTTGATGGGGCAAAAGTTGCTGGTAGTTCAGATAATTTACAAGGTAAACAATTTAAGTCTAAAGATTTTATTGATTTAAGTAGTGGTGGGGAGTTAGGTTTCCATTCTGTTACTGATGATAAGATGCACTATAGTGTTGATACTAAAGGTAAGGGTGGAATTAGAGTTTCCGCTTCGTGGGACTAATATGAAAAAATTAATTAAAGAATCAGGGTTAAGAAACATTAAGGAATTAGCCAAGAGATATCCTAAAGCGAAGATTTACTTCCACCAAGATTTGGATGGGGTAACAACAGCTTTGGCAATGAAGAATTATTTAGAGGACAATGGAATCAAAGTGGTTGATTCCGAGATTATCCAATATGGGGATAAAGAGTTTGCTATTAAAAAGCAAGATGCCACAGGTGATACGATGCCAGTCTTAGTAGACTTTGCTCACGGTAAGCCGATGTTCGTAATTCATACTGACCACCACGATAGTCAAAGTGGTGTTGAGGGTGATACTGCAACTTCATTTAGACCTTCACGTTCTAACGTTGCAACCATCTCACAGATTATGTCACCAAAGGAAATATTCCCAACGGAAGACATTACACTTATTTCCACTGTAGATTCTGCCGATTTCTCAAGATTCGGATTAACACCTGATGACATTATGAACTTTGTTTTCAAATTGGAGAAAGATAAGACTCTTCAGAAAAACAAAATGGCGTTGGGATTGGCAACCAACAAATTGATGTTGGCCTACAAAAACAAACCAGGTTTTATGGAAGAGTTGGTGATGACATCTAAACCATCATTATTAAACATATTCCAAAACATATTAAGGATTGCAAAACGTGAAGGTTACGCATCACCTCAGATGATGAGGGCAAACCAACAGGACTATGTAAAAGCACAAAGTGATAGTCCAAATGTAAGATTTGAAGATGGTATCATCATCCAATATGGTGGTGGTTCAATGTTTAGACCAGGTTCATACGACAGATACACACCATTTAAAAATAATCCTGAGGCAGACTTTTTAGTTATTGCATGGCCAATGGGATTGGTTCAAGCATCATGTAACCCATTTAAATCAGACCGTGAATTGAAAGGTGTAAACTTAGGTGAGATTGCTCAAGAGGTTTTAGAAAAGTGGAGAAGTCAGTTGGAGGAAAAGATTATTCCTTTATCAACTATTAAGTGGGTTTCAGAAACATCTGCGAAAGATGGTTCAGTAGGATTTACCAACGCCGATTTGGAAGCGTTCTACGGAAAGAAGATACGTTCAATGGAAGGTGGTGAAGATTATATGGAAAACCTAAAACAAATTATGGACAAACCATTCTCTAAACTAACAGATGATGAGATGTCAATTTTGGATAGGTTGGGTGTTCCTGCTTGGGAGATGATTCAAGCAAACTCAGGTGGTCACAAATGTATTACCAACATCTCTGCTTTGAATTATTTCGGTAGAAGTAAGAGACCACCTCAGGGTAAATACAAATACCGTAAAGACAGTGGTGATGCACCATATGTTAAGTTCGCTAAGATGATTCAAGCGGAGTTTGTAAGAAAGTTGAAAGAAAAGATTAACCAATCTAAAGGTGGTGAACAGGTGGTTAAAGAAGATATGATGAGAATAGGTGATGAAGCATATTCTAACATCACTGTAAGTGATAGGGCACTAAATGATTCTATACCTCAAGAATTAATTGATGATATTGCAACTGCTGCTAAAATTGCAAACGTTAATGTTGAGATTAGTTACGCTAAAAAAGGACACAATAAAACCACAAAGAGTGGTAACATTAGTAGACACTGGAAAGAGATGGCAGTAGACCTTTCGAGATTACAAGATTTGGATAATCCTAAAGAAACAGAACCTAAAAGTAGAAGACGCAATCGTGACGGTTTTAAAACTGCGGGTGATAGATTATGTGATGCGTTAGAATCGTTAGGTTATAACAGAAATGCAGAGGGTAGTAGAAATCCAAAGGCAGTTCTGTGGTATATGCCTGATGGTTCACATAGAGACCATCTTCACGTTTCAAATGTTATAGACAAAAAACCTGAAGACAAGAAAATAAGTGATGTTGTTAAAAAAGATTTAACTATAATAGATATTATTAGCAATGGTGATAATAGTGAATTAATTTCCTCAGGTTCTTCAGGTAAAGGAGTTGAACAAATACAACAAATTTTGGTAGACAATGGATATGATTTAGGAACCTTTGGTGATGAAGGTAATGGTGTTGACGGTGAGTTTGGGGGTATGACCAAAAGTGCAATTAAAAAGTTCCAAAGAGATAACGAACTTCAAGTAGATGGTATTGTAGGTATTGAAACCTCAACCAAATTGAGTGAGTTAATTAAATAATGAGAAGGAGACTTTGTCTCCTTTTTTTATACCCAATTGTTCGGAACTACCACCAGCAATTTCTAAAACCTTATCACCAAAACCTCTGTAAGATTCACATTCCAATTCATTTTCACATGGAGGGCAGTCAGAGTGAATAGTAGTAATAGTGTCACCATCAATGAATATAATGTCTAAAGGTATGATACAGTCGAACATCCAGAAAGATTGTTCCTGTTTAGATGGCATCAAGAAAAACATCCCTTGATAGTCTTCGTCAAATCTCTTTTTTTGCATTCCATTACGAATTGCTTCAGGAGTTACTGCTAATTTGACTTTAATATCTGTATTACCTATAGTTACTTTCATATTTATAAATATCTAAACAATGATATTATGAAAAAATACGCAGGAGTTATTGTCCGAAAAAATAATAAGGTATTACTTTGTAAAAGAAATGCTGAAGGTTCATTACCAGGTCATTGGTCGTGTCCTGCAGGTAGTGTTGAAGAAGGGGAAGACCCACTAAAAGGTGCGATGAGGGAGTTTTTTGAAGAAACTGACATTACCCTGTTGAAAGTGCCAAAATTTTGTGGTATAATTAAACGAACCAATAGGGATGGTAGTAAAGTAAAAGGTGAGATGTATTGTTACCTTTATGATACTGAAGAAGATTTGACACCCAACCTTAATACCGCAAAAGATGGTGATGAACACACCGAATGTGGATATTTTGGAAAAGACGAACTACCTTCTCCAATGACAGAACAATTTAATAAATTACTAAATATTATACTAAAATGAGTTTAATGTACAAAGCCCTCGTGGCAAAATACGAAGCCGAACTGTTAGAAGCAAAAGCAACATTAGAAGTTTACTTCAATAATTCCGTAGGAATCGGAGAACACCCTCAACACTTGGAAGAGATGAATGAGTTAGTTGATAAGATGGCTTCAGCAAGTGATAAATTAGAAGCACTTAAATCTAACTTTGATGAAAAGGGTATGGCCCGTTGATGGTCCAAAAGATAGATACAGTGGGTATTTTAAGATGGCTTACAACCCCACTTCCTTAATTTTTAAAGAAATTTCTAAAAAAATTAAGAAAACTACTTGACGGAGACTAAATTTTTTTTATCTTCGTATAACTTTCAAAAACAAAGGTATATTTATAGCTTACCCTACTAAATAAAAACTTTTTTTTGGAAATTGTTTGACAGACTGAAAATCTTTTTTTAGATTTGTCAAAGATTTAGTTGAAAAACGTTCTTTACATATTGTTTATTCAGGTTTGAATGATTGTTAGTGTTCAACACAGGTTGACCTCCTTTCTTTTATTTATTTAAATCATTCATTCCGAATACGGCGGTTTAGCGTCGTTAGATAACCCCAGTAATGGGACTAAAGGGACTGAAGCGGGATTAGTACACCGTGAATGTTCGCAGTCGTGAGATTGACAACTAAACAAAGTGGCTACGGCCGATTCCCCGAGGGCAACTGCTGGGGGGAAGAGGTTACTCTGAGTCCGTGGAATATCAGAGTTGAGATGGTGACATCA